CGATCAACAGTCGAACAGCTTATCGAAGCGGGTCTACCATGCCGCGTGGTGCCTAAACTGGCCGTACAACAGGGTATTGACGCTGCTCGCCTTGTACTGCCAACATGCCACATTGACACAACCAATGGCGACGCAGGTGTTGAAGCACTTAGAGCGTATCGACGAGAGTTTAACGAGCTTACAAAAGCTTTTAGAGACACCCCCCTCCACGATTGGGCCTCTGACGGAGCAGATGCGTTTAGATATTTAGCCTTGGTCGCGCAGGAGAAAAGGGGTAATATCACGTCACAACCCTCACGTCCAGTGTTTGAGAAGCCAAAAATCACATTGAACGAGTTGTTTGAGGATAGGGAAAAACCACAGAAGCTATCCATTGCGAGGCGTAGAATTTAATGGCTAATAGCAGTGTACAGGGGGCGATAGACTCCCTAGATGAATTTGAGAACGACAGCGAACCAACCGTAGGCCAGCACAAGCGGTGGGACGCGGAGATTAAGGCGGCGTTCACAGCGTGTCGTCAGTACCAGAAGCAGGGCGCGGAGGTGGTGCAGGCGTATTTGAACTCAAAAGCGGGGGAGACGTTTAACCTTAACCTGTTTCACGCCAATATCAGAACGATGCAGGCAATGATGTTCGGTAAGCTGCCTGAGATAAAATTTTCCCGTACTAACATGGACTTTAACGATGATCCAGCCAGAGTCGCAGGAATCCTGTTCGAGAGGATGCTCAACGCCGACATCGGCACCCCTAATGACCTCTACTCAGAAGCACTTAAACAGAATCTACAGGATCGCCTTTTACCCGGTCTTGGAATTTCCAGAGTACGCTACGAGTTCGACAAAGAAGAAGTCGAGATCGCATCCGTAACAGATCAGTTGACGGGCCTAGAGCTAGAGCCTGCCCGTACAGAAGAACAGATCACCGACGAGAGAGCACCAATAGATTATGTCCACTGGCGCGATTTTGTATGGGCACCAGCGAGGACATGGCAAGAGGTTCGATGGGTAGCCTTCCGCACGCTTATGACAAAGGATCAGCTCACCGAGCGCTTTGGCGAAGACATAGCGAAGCATATTCCCTTAGAGAAGACCGCCTTGGACGACGGTGAGGAGGACATCGACTCTGATGATCCAAAGCAAGACGCTTGGATGCGTGGTGAGGTGTGGGAGATATGGGCGAAAGAAGACAAGAAGGTTTATTGGTTCTGCAAAGGGTATAGTAAGATTCTTGACGAGCAGAACGACCCACTACAGTTGACGGGGTTCTTCCCAATACCACAACCGATGGTTGCTAACGTAACCACTACGGCGTTCATGCCCAAGTCAGACTACAAGATGTCTGAAGATTTGTACCTTGAGATAACAAACCTTGAGACACGTATAGCCAAGATTACTGAGGCGATTAAGGTCGTTGGAGTCTATGACCAATCTAGCGAGGGCGTTAAGTCGCTCATGCTGGAGGGCGTGGAGAATGACCTGATCCCGGTGGACAACTGGGCGATGTTTGGCGAGAAGGGCGGCTTGCAGGGCGCGATTGATTGGCTGCCTATTAAAGAGGTCGCTGAGACTATGATGATATTGGTCGGGCGCAGGGACGACGCTAAGGCGCTCCTGTTCGAGATCAGTGGTATGTCTGACATCATGCGTGGCGGTAAGCAGGCAGGTGGTGCAGCGTCCGCGACAGAGCGTGCGCTAGAGGCGCGGTTCGCGTCGATCAACGTACAGTCCATGCAGGACGAGTTTGCCCAGTACGCGACTGACTTGATCCGTCTGCGTGCTGAGATAGTGTCTAAACACTTCCAGCCTGAGTCAATCGTCAAGCAGTCTAACGCAATGGCGATGACCGCAGAGCAGGAGTTAATTCAGCCTGCTATCGACATTATGAAGAATCGCGCCGACTTGATATGGCGCATTGAGGTTAAAGCCGAATCAGTAGCGATGGTGGACTATGCACAGCTTAAAGAGGAAAGGACGAGTTACATCACGGCACTGGCTACGTTCTTACAGTCGGCTGCGCCTCTTGTTGAGTTGGAACCAACTGCAACGCCTGTACTTCTGGAAATGCTCAAGTGGGGGCTTGCGGGGTTCAAGGGCAGCAATGAGGTTGAAGGAGTTCTCGATCAGGCTATCAAGACGCTTCAGAGCGCCGGGCAACAGGGCGAAAACGATAAGCCGTCTGACGCTGAAATCAAGGCTCAAACGGAACAAGCTAAACAGCAGTTTGAAATGCAAAAGCTACAACTCACGCAACAGTTCGAGCAACAGAAATGGCAGTACGAACAGCAGCATATACAACTTGAAGCGCAGATAAGACAGCAGGAACTCCAGACGGAAAATAATAATAATATCCGTAAGGAGCAGGCTCAAGCTGAACTGAATATGGTCGAAGAAGAGAAAGAGACTGAAGAATTTATCAAGCGGGAACAGGCGCGAGCGCGTTTAAACCCGACGCAAAGTTCCAATGAGTGATCTCGTCGAGCGCGTCTGTCTGCATGAAGGCTTCAGAGCTAAACCTTATCAGGATCATCTGGGCAACTGGACATTCGGGCACGGGCTGACGTGGATCAGTGAGGAAGAATCCAAGCGCATCGTCAACGAGCGCCTGTTGCAGATTATGCGCGAATTGAAGACACAGCACCCAGCGTGCTTAGACCCTAATTTTTACTCTGATGCTGAGATAGAAGTGCTTGACGAAGTGGTAGAAGTAACAGCCGAAATGGCCTTTCAACTGGGTGTCGCAGGCGTAAACAAATTCAAGAAAATGTGGGCCGCGCTGGAAGCGGGTAACTACATGTTGGCACAGATGGAAATGTTAGACTCACAGTGGGCAGAGCAGACGCCAGAAAGGGCGCACGAATTGGCTGACGTTATTGGGGAGTTGAATGAGTGACATGGGTAGCAACGACAGGTGTAGTGGATACGTTGAATTAATAGCGGCGATGAAAGAGGCTAATGCAGATTTAATGATACGAGTTACGGAACGACTTGCACAGCACCGACAACAAGATCAGCAATTCATGGCTGACGTGAAAATGTCGGTTGCGTTGACCGCGCAGAAAGCTGACGAGATAGGTAAAGTGCTCACGCCAATACCTGCACGAATTTCGGCGCTTGAAACGTCTGTGCGCCAGATTGCGGACAACGACAAAACACAGTTTGACTTAATTACGCAGATACGCGAAGACCACCGCGATCTTGAGGTAAAGGTTGCGAAGATACCCAACGTAAGGCAGTCGTTAGCTGCGGTTAAGACTAATGGGGGTTTTTTGACGTCCGCGAACGGTAAGTATGCAATATGGGCGGGCATACTTATCATCGTCGGGCTGTTTGGTATTGCGGGGGTCAACATGACAGGAGTGATAAAGCCTTAGTGGGTATTATAGCTAAAATTCTAGGTTCGGGTGACGTTCTGGCTAAGGGGCTTGAACTGATCGACGATGCGTTCGAGTCAGAGGAAGAAAAGCGCGAGTCGAAAGCTAAAGCTAAGATAGACCTGATGAAAGCATACGCGCCGTTTAAACTCGCGCAGCGGTACATCGCGTTGCTGTTTACCTGCACGTTTCTTGCGTGCTTTTTTATTGTATTGATTATGACGCTGATGGGCGTAGGCGACACCGCCGAAGTTGTTAGCATCATGGCAGAGTTTAAAATTGGTTGGATTATGACCACTATCGTGCTGTTTTATTTTGGTGGTGGTCTAGTAGAGTCAGTAGGAAGCATTAAAAAATGACACGCAGACGGTGGCGACAGATCGAAGGGCGGTTAGTCGAAATTGACATCAAAACCGGGCAACCTGTGGGCGCAGATGAGCCGCCTATTCGTTCTCACGGTGTTTCTGTGTTTCAGGAGGTCATAGCACCCGATGGGACGAGAATCGCCTCACGGGACGCTATGAGGGCCTACGAGAACCGCACAGGCATGACAAATGACCTTGATAGCCTCAGAACGCAGACACGCCGGGAGTTAAACAGGGCAAACGAGGTAACAAAGCCAAAGAAAGACCCAACACGCATACCCGCATTGTTGGACGCATTTGAGCGAGCAAGTTCGTCAGGGTACAGTAGGAGGCCCGTATATGATGAGTGAAATAGCAGCGGAAGTAGTAGACGACGAGGAAGGCGAAGAATCAGGTAATGAGATGGAGGACGCGCTTTCAGCGGCCTTCGACGAGTCAGAGGCGGCGGAAGCGGCAGCTAGTCCCGCGCCTGAAGCAAAACCCTCGGTGGAGTCGGCTCCCGAATCAACCACCACAACCCCAAGTACGGGGGACGCTCCACCCGAGGGAACTACGGAAGAGCCTGCGGCGCTTACAGCCCCGGCGTCATGGTCGCCTGAAGCGCGAGAGGCGTGGAAAAGCATACCTCCAGAGGTGCAGAAGCACATCGACAAGCGTGAGGCTGAGATCCGCACGGCGCTGAACGACACAGGCACCGCACGCCAGCACCAGACGGAGTTCCAACGGCTGACCCAACCATACCAGCAGTTGTTCCAAGCGCAAGGCGTGGATGCCATGACAGGCATAAACGCCGTGCTGGGTACGGCAGCGGTGTTACAGGGAGGCACAGTTCAGCAGAAAGCGGAGACAGTTGCTACGCTCATCGAAGATTATGGTATAGATATCAGTGCCTTAGACGATCTTCTTGTGGGCAATATCCAACCGCAATCTAATGACCCGGAGGTGGCGCAGCTACGTGAACAACTGGCGCAGCAACAGCAGTGGATAAATAATCAACAGCAGCAGTATCAGGCGCAGACCAACGCAGAGCAGCAGCGTTTAAACAACGACGCGGAGCAGTTCATCAAGACGCATGAATTTGGTGAAGACGTGCGGCGCGATATGGCACGCTTCTTTGATGTCGCCGTGCAGCAGGGGGAGACGCTGACGATGGACGAGGCGTACAGACGCGCCCTGTCTACACGCCCGGACATTTTGAAGATCATCCAGAACAGGAATAACAGCCGCAGAAATCAGGACGCCGTAGGCTCGGCACAGGCCGCAGGACGGTCAGTACCACAAAATTCAAGCGTAGCCGCACAAGCCCCCGCGCCTACGTCAATGCGAGGGGCACTTGAACAAGCATGGGAAGACGTTTAATATGTGAACCCTATGCACGAAAAGTAGACCAAATTACGAGATTAGCCCCACGGAGGACAGACGAGCGCAAGCCCACGGAGTCCAGACGAGGTAAACCCCCGGAATTAGAGTCGTTGCAACGCCCACAGGTAAGGCTGACCGTTGTTAATGCTCAGGTTAAAAACTGAAACTCTAACTAGGAGGATTGGCTAATGTCATTCCCAAACGTGAGCGATATTCTTGCCACGACCATTGAAAACCGATCTAAAAAGATCGCAGACAATGTGACTGACAACAATGTTCTGCTCAAAAAATTGTCTATGTCGGGCAAGGTTAAAACCTTCTCTGGCGGGCACAAGATATACCAGGAGTTGAGTTTCGCTGAAAACGGCAACTCCGGTTTCTATTCCGGGTACGACCAGCTTCCTATCTCTGCCAGTGACGTGTTAAGCGCCGCTGAATTTGATATCAAGCAGGCCGCTGTACCTTGTATCGTCTCCGGGCTGGAGCTACTCCAGAACTCAGGTAAAGAGCAAATGATCGACCTGCTCGAAAGTCGCCTGAGCGTTGCCGAATCCACACTGACAAATCTCATCTGCGAAGGCATGTACTCTGACGGTACAGGCTCTGGCGGTAAAGAGATCACAGGTCTTGACCTCGCTGTACCCGTTACAGCTACGACGGGCACCTATGGCGGTATCAACCGCGCTACGTGGACTTTCTGGCGAACCACCTCAACAACTGCGGACTATTCGTCAACTACACTCCAATCAGCTATGAACACTATGTGGGCAGCACTGACACGGGGTAGCGATAGACCCAACTTGATTATTATGGATAACGCCATGTGGACACTCTACATGGATACGCTGCAAGCGCAGCAACGCTTCCATAGTGCTGAAGTCGGAGACTCCGGTTTTCCTTCAATCAAGTACATGGGTACGGATGTATGTCTGGATGGAGGTATTGGCGGTAACGCTACTACCCGGACTGCATATTTTCTCAACTGTGACTACCTGCACTGGCGACCACACTCCAAGCGTAATATGGTGCCACTGTCCCCAAATCGTCGTTATGCGACGAATCAGGATGCTGAAGTTCAGATTCTGGCGTGGGCGGGCAATATGACTTGCTCAGGGGCACGCTACCAAGGACGCTTGATAGACTCCGCGTAACAGCAGGGTTAAGCTAAACGTCTGTAGGAGGGCGTATACATGAGTGATTTTAAACGTTTGAACGGTATTATTGGTGGTCAAGCGATTGACGAGAATAGTACCACCCAGAAGCATGAGCTAGGTGAAATAGCTTATGCCCGTGATACGGCATCAACAGCTTATGGCGACGGTGTATTTATTTACTGCACAGGGCTTGCCTCTGTAGCAGTAGGTGAGTGTGTAAAGATTGAAGCAGACACATACACCGTGAAATTGGCTGTTGCTGATGACGCTGGCGCGATTGGTTTCGCAATGGCGGCTACGGTAGCCGACGAGTACGGGTGGTTTCAGATCAAGGGCTGTGCGGTTGGGTTGGGAGCGGCTTCTAACGCTGACAACGCGGCGCAGTACCTTACGGCAACTGCCGGTACTATCGACGATGCTGTTGTCGCTGGTGATCGTATCCATAATTGTCTTTCAGTCAGTGCGGTGGACACACCAAGCACTGGGTTGATCGAATTGGATATAAACTATCCGCACACTGATAATATTGCGGACTAACAGGTTAATGGGGGCGCAAGCCCCCTTTTCCTTACACAAATACAGTAGGAGTATTTTATATGTCTGAGTTTGACTTAGATGAGAGTCTTAATGATATAGCTTTAGGCCCTGAGCATGTGGGGGCTGGTCAGCTCAATCATGGGCTGTACGTGAAATTTTACATGAACTCGGTACTTGATGATGCCGCGTCTACCCAGCACGGTCGTGCGGTGTACAAAGACGTAGAGTTTGTTCAGATCATGGTGCCGGGGGACAAAAACTCCCTTATCGACAGACCCATCCGATTGGGGTTTGACGAGAAGTCAGACAACCAGAAATTTGCGCGTGAGTACGCGCTGTTTAAAGAGAACAAAGATCAGAAAGTGGATGGCACGCCTCTCAAGGAGTGGCCCCCGCTGAGTAAAGGCCAGATTCAGGAACTGGCATATTTCAATGTCACCACGTTGGAGCAGTTAGCCAACCTGTCTGACACCATACTACAAAAATTCATGGGTGCTAACCGCTTACGTGAACTTGCCCGGAGATATCTGGAGCAGGCCAAAGGCGGCGCACCCTTGGTGCAAATGCAGGCCGAGCTTACTCAGCGTGACGAACAGCTCGCAGCCCAGCAGTTGCAGATCGACCAGCTTGTACAGGAGATGGGCGCGCTACGCGCACAGGCGGGGCAGCCTATAGCAGTGCCGCAGACGCCTATTGGCACACCGCCAGCAGTACCTACTCAGGAACAAGAGCCTATGGGCTTCGTACCTGAAGAACAGCCCCTGCCTGACGACCTACCCCCGCCTGACGAGGAATTTGACCTTGAAGCTGCGGAGGTGAAACCAAAGCCGAAAGGCAAACGGAGGTCAGTAGCGAGCTAAATGGCGATAACGCGGTATCAGACATGCGGAGACATCGTTAATCGTGTAGCTGTTGAAGTTGGGCTGCGTGAGACTTCCGATGTGTTCGCTTCCTCTGATGACGCGATTATACAGCTACGCACGCTACTAACGACTACACTACAGGAACTCATGCTGCTGCACCCGTGGCAGCGTTTAATCCGTGAGTTTCAATATACGACGGGAACGAGTGAGAGCGGGCCGCTGGATTTACCTGACGACTTCGCTTACATGATCCCACAGACCGGATGGGAGCGTAGTTCAAATGTCCCTCTGATCGGGCCATTGGCACCCCAAGCATGGACTTACCTACTGGGTCGAGACTTGGTTGGTTCCACGATTTACGCTTCCTTCCGGTTCGATCAAGATAAGTTCTATGTGTATCCATCAACGCCGATGCCTGATGCGCTCGATATTAACTTCGAGTATGTCTCGCGTAACCTCATCGCTGACGACGGTGCGACCACTTATTCTGACGTGGCAACAGTCCACGCTGACGTGGTGGTGTTGCCTATCCATGTCGTCACACGATTGCTCAAGGTGAAGTTTCTCGACGCTAAAGGATTCGATACGCAGAAGGCGACTAACGAATACAATATGGCGCTTGACTCTGAAATAGGTAAAGACAACTCAGGCGGTATACTTACAGTAGGTAAAAACAGGTTTGGCGGGTACTACCTTGACGGGTTCCGTAATACGCCTGATACTGGCTTTGGCACCTAACCGTGGGCATGGCTCAACGGGTTGATCGCTACAGGGGTGGACGCCAGCGTTCTCAACCCGGCACTATTCCTGCACCTATCGACGGTATAAATGCTACAGCGGCGCTCGCGGCTATGAGTCCTCTGGAGTGTATTTACTCGTATAACATGCTCCCTAAAGACTCAGGCATGGAGGTTCGCAAAGGGTCTGTAGAATATGCAAACGGCTGGACAGGCACTTTTGCCCGTAGTATTGTGGCTTTCGAGGGGCAGGATTCATCTAACGACAGGTTATGGGTATGTAACACTACGGGTATATGGGATGTCACCACTGACGGTGAAACGTCACCAACGCAGGATGTTACGTTTGCCACGACCACGGGTAACGCAGGCATAGTCTCCTACGTGCAGTTCAGCACCGATGGCGATGAAGAACTGCTACTCCTGTGCGACGGCGCTAACGGATACTATACGTGGACACGCAGCACTGACACATGGGCTAAGATCGCAACGGGCGCAGGCGCTACGCAGATAGATAATGTAGACCCTGTGAACTTTGATTTTGTCACGATCTGGAAGAAGCGTGTTTGGTTCATTGAAGCGGGTAAGAGTTCAGCGTGGTATCTCGCCCCCGGTGCCGCTTACGGCGCAGCCATAGAATTTAACTTCGCTGACCAGTTCAGGTTCGGCGGCGCACTCAGGGCGATACACAACTGGACGCTCGACGCGGGCGACGGTATCGACGATAAGCTGGTGGCTATATCAGGTGGCGGTGATGTCTGTGTATACACAGGTACTGACCCGGCAGCGGTGTCGTCTTTCGAGTTACAGGGTACGTGGTACGTGGGCGCGGTGCCTGCGGGCAGACGTATTGCCACAGAACACGCTGGCGACCTGTTTATACTGTCCAGACAAGGGCTTATGGCCCTCTCCCGCCTGACGCAAGGCATGACAGGCGAGGATGCGTCGATCACGCATAAGATTTCGCCGTACATACGCGAGGTGCTGGACAATGAACTGACTACTTTCGGGTGGGATGTCCACGTCGATATGACAGAGAACCTGCTCACAATCAACACGCCAGCGCGGTCAGATAACACGCAGCAGCAGAATTTCCAGATGTACCTCGGGCGAGGATCGTGGGGTATTGTACGTGACCTGCCTATCGCTAATACCACCAACTGGCAGGGTGAGGTGTACTGGACGGATAACGTCCAACTTAAAGTATTTAAGAAGTCAGGGAACATAGATCAGGTCTACCTTAACACAGCGACAGATGGTGAGGCGGTAGCAATAGATTGGCAGCTACTGACGGCGTATCAGGATTTTGGTTCCTCTGCGGCGTATAAACGCCTGCATTTCATCAGACCTATATTCTCCTCTGACGGGGCTGAACCCGGTATAAATGTCCGGGCGTATTATAACTATGATCTCAGCGCCATCTCTGAACCCCCTACGCTGGGTGCCGATGTGGTAGGCACTTGGAATACAGATTTATGGGGCAGCACTATCTGGGGTGGTGCGCTCCGCGTGTCTGAAGACCTTAAAGGCGGCGCAGGAATGGGGCGTCACTGCGCGGTGAACATTCGCGGGCGTACAGGTGATATTACCACGTTACTTGCCTTCGATATTGTCTACGACACAGGGGGGCTTCTGTAGTGTTTTACTTCGTCCCCATCCTGCCGTGGCACTGGGAGATGATCCCCGCTAAAGCCCGACCTCGTAAGTGTGAGGACACACGGGGTATTGTAGCGCAGGACGAAACGGGTAAACTGGTAGCCGCGTGCGTACTGGACACATGGTCGTTTAACTCGTGCCAGATACACATATTTATAGACAACCCGTTCGTATTGAAAAACGGGTTTGCAGAAGAGGTTTTTAAGTTCGCGTTCAGTGAAGAATCAGGGCGTGAGGTGGTGATAGGTATCACGCCTGAAGACAATAAGCAGGCGTTGAAGTTTATACGCCATATAGGATTTGAAGACATAGGCCGCGTACCTGACGGCTACAAGAAGGGGGTCGATTACATATTGACCGCCATGAGAAAAGAGAAATGCCGCTGGATAGATCAACCAGCAGTAGAGGACACAGCACATGGGTAAAAAAGACGCACCAGACGCACCAGACTATACAGGTGCAGCGGTAGAAGAAGCAGAAGCGGGCAAGGAGATTGTTCGTCAGCAAACGTGGGCTAATCGACCTGAGCAAATTACGCCGTGGGGGTCTACGTCGTGGAGCACTAAAAGCAGGGTTGACCCATCTACAAACAAAGCGGTTACTCAATGGCACCAAACAGAGGCACTCAACCCACAGATACAGCGGGCGCTTGACTCACAAATAGCGGTACAGCAGGGGCGCTCTGGTCTAGCGCAAAACTTGATAGGCAGGGCCGCAGGTGAGACGGCCCAGCAGTTTGATTGGAATAACATGCCTGATCCCGCGTCAGCACCTGACGTGCCTGACTTTTATGGTCAGGGGCTTACGCAGATGGGTTCGCTACCCAACCCCAACCCCGCACAACAGGCGCTCCCTGAAGGTGCACAGCAGTACAACGAGTTAAACTCGTGGCAGCAAGGCCCACAGGCGCAGGGACTTGGGCAGGAGAACATCCAGCGCGGTCTTAACTATGCCGATTTAAACGATGTCAACGCAGCCGGGGCGTATAACCCTGACTTTGCACAGACCCAATACGATAGGAATATGTCACTCCTGCGCCCGGAACAAGAGCGGGCGATGGAGAGCATGGAAGTACAACTCCGCAACCGGGGTTTAACACCCGGCACGGAGGCGTATGACCGGGGCATCCGTGATCTGCGTAACCAGCAGAGTGAGGCGCGTGGGCGTATCTCAGCGGACTCTGTACGCTATGGCGGACAGGAGCAACAGAACCAGTTTCAACGTGAGATGGCGCGAAGGGGCCAGCAGGCGGGTGAGATCAACCAGCAAGGCCAGTTCGCTAATCAGGCGGCACAACAGGCACTACAGCAGCAGTTGGGTATAGGTGCCCAGCGATTCGGTCAGCAGGCGCAAGCAGCACAGCAGGCCAATGCACTGCGTGGGCAACAGTTCGGTGAGATGCAGGCACTACAGCAGCAGCAGGGCAGCGCTCAAGATGCGGCGTTTAACCGCCAGATGCAGACAGCGAACTATCAGGATCAGCAGCGTAACCAGTTGATGAAAGAGCAGTTGGCGATGGGCGGGCAGGGCTTTAATCAGCAGATGCAAGCCGCGAACTACCAGAACACGCTCAGACAGCAGGCGATTGCAGAAGAAGCCCAGCGCAGAGGTATGTCCATCAACGAGATGAACGCGCTTATGACCGGGCAGCAGGTCGGTACGCCTCAGATGCCGCAGTTTATGGGTGCAGGCGCAGCACAGGCTCCGCAGCTACTTGCAGCAGCACAGGCGCAGGGTAACTTCGACCAGCAGGGCTACAGTACAGGTGCAGGCATGTTTAACGCCTTCATGGGCGCTGCGGGTGCGGGTATGAAAGCAAGTGACCGACGCTTGAAGCACGATATACAGCGTAGAGGCACTTCTCCGTCTGGTATTCCAACTTACACGTTCAGGTATAGCGACGATGATACTGGACAGGTGTACAGCGGTGCGATGGCTCAAGACTTGTTGGCTATGGGCCTTGGTCATGCGGTAGCTGAAGGCATAAACGGTATGCTCGGGGTCTTCTACGACCTGATTGACGTAGAGTGCGTCCCGGTAAGGCGGGGGGTTTAAACAATGTTAATGCCACAGTTACGCGCGGATAGCGACGAGGAAAAGAAGCGTCAGGAGGAGATACGTCAAGCGGAGGCGCAAAAGCTATCGGAGCAACGAGAAGCGGCGCGACTCGCCAGTATCGAGCAGGCCAAAGGTAATCAGACAGCTAACAACCCTTACATACCTATATCGGATAAGGCGCGGGCGGCAAACGCTGAGTTAGATAAAACAGCCGCAGCGCGCTACGGCAAAGAGCAGTACGAGAAAAATAAGTGGCAAGGTGATGGCCTTATCTTCGCTCCCGCTGCCGCTTTGATGAACATGTTTACCAAGAAAAAGAAAATCTCTGAGGCTACAGAGTCGGAGTTCGGGCGCTTGACTCAAGCACGCGCCGCGCAAAAAGAACAGCGTATGCGCGAGCACGCGATGAAAGGTCAGACGGCACTGACTAAATCAATAGACGCGATTAATTCGAGCAGCACTCTCGCGGGAGAACGTGTATCTCTACAGGAAGACCAACAGGGGGCCACGGCAGGACTGCAAGAAGACCAACAAGAACATGCAATACTCATGCAACAAGACAGGCAGGATGAAGCGGCTAAACAGAAGACGTATCAGCAAGTGCATAACCCTGACGACATTTCTAAGCCGATGGGTGTGTGGCAAGATAGAGAAGGACAGACGTGGGTTGATGAAGGTAAAGGCCCTGAGTTGTACAAAGGCACTGTACCTCCTAAAGACTTCCGCAAGTGGGTGGATGATGCCAGAGGGGGTAGCTCTGCGGCGGCTAAAAAGTTTGAACACGACAAGTTACTTACGGATGTCAACATAGACCCGTTTGTAAACACCATGCGTGAGGTCTTCGGCGCGGGTAAAGAAATACTCAACGCGGCTACAGGGCGTTTCGACCCTCAGAGACACATAGGTGAGCAACAATTCGCGGGTGAAGATAGTAAGTTTTATAACGAGGTCAATAAAATTCAAAGCGGTATTAAGCGTTTAAACTTCGTAGCAGCAGGGCCGCTACTTCAGATGCTGGGCATACCTTCTAATAGGGATGTTCAGGAAGCCTTCGGCGCAGTTGGGGGTTTGAACAACAGTGTCCCCGCGATGATAAGCACATATAAAAATGCCGTGATACCTAAAATAATAGGCGAAGCGCGCGCAGTAGGTGTACGAAGCAAAGAAGAAATCGACGCCATCGAAAAAATACTGTATGAGATTGTAGACGACGCAGAGAAAGACTACCAAGGTGAACCTGAAACAGATAAAGCATCTATGGAGGCGGAACTAAAACAACTACAAGAGGAAATCAACCGGGACAGCGCCACAAATAACTACGACACCCGGACAGACTAGATGACGCCCGAAGAACGCCAAAAAAAGGAAGCTAGAATAGCTCTCCTCCGCAAAAAGCTACGCGTGGAGGAACTAAAAGAGAAGATAGCAAGCCACAAAATGAGCTACGACGAAGCCACTAAAGGTGAAGTCGCAGCCGAGGTCGGGCGCTCGGTTGTCAGAGGGGGTGGGTACGCCGCTGAAGGCTTCGCGGACATATACGACATAGCCCGCGCGTCAGTTGACCAGTTAGCCCCCGAGTCATGGGGTGTGGAAGATCGTAGTGTGATGGATCAGATAAACCCTTTTGCGCCCCCGGACAAAGGGGACATAGCGCGAGAGAAGTTCGCTAAAGACACCGGGTTAGACGAGTGGGGTAAAGAGAAAATACGCCGGGGCGATAACGCACTGCTCGATATGACGAAGACAGCCAGCGAATACATAATGCCGGTAGTCACTGGCGGTGGCCTTGGAGGCTTAAAACAGACAGCCAAGAACATAGCCAAGATAGGCGGTGGCGCAGCGGTAGGTGAGCAGGTAGGCGGCGAGACAGGTGAGATGATTGGCGACCTCACGAGCGGTGTAGCCTCACGCGCTACGTTGGACAGAGGTAAACAGTTATTCAACAAGTATTTCAAAGGCGACCCTAACCATTTAAGCGACATGGACATAGAGGACGCCCTTCAAGCGATAATGCTCCACGCTGACGACCCGGAGAAGGCGAAAGCTAACTTTCTAAAGGCGCTTGAGAACGGCGAGAAAGGTACGTTTGCCGACTTGTGTAAGGACAGGGGCATCTACAACGTAGAGGCTATGGCGCAAGCGGGTACGTCAGCAGGTAACAAGCTCAACGTCGCACAGGAGCAGCGCAACGCCCAGATGGAGCAGCGCATAGGCGACCAGTTTGATGACCATGCGTATGTGAACCCCGACCAGCCCGGACAGGTAGGCCGTGATGTACTTACAGGGAAGATACAAGAACGTAGGGGGCTGCGTGACGAGAGCATAGCGGGCGCAGAGCGACTGGCAGCCGCAGGATTAACCCAATCACGCGCTAAAGTGGAAGGCGCAACGTCTGACCTCATGGACGCGGAGCGTTTAAACGCCGACGCGATAAACACCGGAGGTAACTTCACACCTCCATCAGCGGCAAGTGAGAAGTTGTCTAACACGTATGCCCTTACGGAAAAGGCCGACGACGTAAGGAATGTCCGCCCGGTGTGGGCACCATTTAATGACCCCAACCTACCCCCTATTGATGTGGCTAACATCGTGCCGATGGTGCGCGCTGAACTGGCTAAAATGAATAGTGCCAAGCGCAAGGGTATAGAAAAACATTTCGCAAACGAGCTAAAACTGCTGGATGACATGAACCCCGCTACAGGGGAGCACCCTAACGAGGTGCAGGGTGTGATAGACCTCATAAAAGGTAAGTTGACCAACATCGACGCGGCTAAGACGTATACACGCGAGATGGTACAGATAAACAAAAAATTGGAGAAGTTTCTTCAAGATAGTGCCGCAGGCGGTATGTACAAAGCGGGGCAAGCCGCGACTAAAAAACACAAAGACAAATTTGAACCCGGTAGCGTAGGTGACGCACGTAGAAAAACCACCGATGGTAGGCTGTTAATGGCTAACATGGGTGAGAACCTTGAAAAAGGTGCTGTTACAGCAGCAGAGATCAAGCAATCAGGCTCACCAGCGGTCATCAAGACGTTTAAACAGACCATGATGAGCCTTGCTACCCGCGAAGAAGGTTTAGGCAGGCTGGATGCGTTCATCAACAAACACGACGAGTTATTGTCAGCCTTTCCTGACCTTCGCGATCAAGTACACACGTTACAAAGAGCGAATAAAAGACTTGATACGCAGGTAAAAGCCACAAAAGACATACACAAGGTCGAGGCAACCGCGCAGAAAGACATGGCGGGCACGCTGAAGCAGGCCAGAAAGGCCGCTAATGCAAAAGCCACGAAGGGCACGAAGGCGCTGTACGCCAGCGTCCTCGGAGACTTCGCGGACAAGCCTCAGAAGTCGATCACGAAGATACTCAACGACGAGAATGGCCCTGACATGATGAAACGACTCATCAACGACGTGGGTAAGACACCCAAGGACAGGGCAAACCTGAAGTCACTTATAGGGCAGCAGTTCCTTGAAGGCATCAGCAGGACAGAGGGCACGATCAACCCTGCTACAGTGGCGCAGTTCAAAAAAATGCGCGGGACACTGGAAGCAGACGGCATCATGTCCGGGCCTGAACTGGATGTGATAGCTGATGTGCTTGACCTGACTGAAGGCACCGCTATGCGTAGGGGCGCGTCACCGATCAAGCATGACTTCTCAAGGCATGACAAAATAGCCTCGGCACTTGTCGCCACAGCTATGCTAAAATTCTTACCGGGTAACTCATTACTGCTCTCAGGCACGACGCGAGATTGGTTCAAAGAAGCAGTATTGAAAGTGGGCGATCCACAGATTACGAAGGCGCTCGACACCATGATAGGTGACGCGGGCAGATTCGAGGAGGCGGTCAAGAAGTTTAAACCCGCTTCTGAGGTAGATATGAAGAACATGCTTACGTCTATGTTGAAGGACGCGCAGAATCAAACAATAGGCGTCGTAGTCCCCGCGACAATGGTACAGGCGGGCAACGAACAGACGTACAGCAGAGAATAGGAGCGTTTAAACATGGCACGCGACGCGTCAGGTAATTATAGTTTAGCATCGGGGAACCCGGTTAGCTCGGGTACGACGATCTCAGCGACATGGGCGAATAACACGCTGACAGACCTTGCCACGGAGATGACAGACAGCCTCTCCCGGTCAGGTAGTGGCGCGATGCTCGCAGGTCTGGAAGGGTTCGCAGGCACCGTCAGTCTACCCGGCTACGCCTTCACCGATGAGCTATCCACAGGTATATACTACATCGCCACGGGGAACGTCGGCATAGCCCTCGCGGGTGTGCAGGTCATGGACTACGCCTCGGAGGTCGCCACGGTGATCAGCGCAGTGGCAGACGCTACTATTGGCCCTATCCTCAAGCTGCATAGGAACTCAGCCTCGCCAGCAGACGCGGACTTTATAGGCGCGGTCTACTTCGACGGTGAGGACGACGGGGGTACACAGACCACCTTCGCCTCTATCGAGGCCCAGATAGACGACGTGACAGACGCCACAGAAGACGGCACGCTGCTCGTCAAGACCATGCAGGCGGGCACGCTCACCACAGTCATCGACATCAGCACCTCGGTGGTGGTCACACCGGCTACTACCTTGTCTACGTCCCTGACACTTGCCACAGGCGCGACGGTCACAGGTATACTCGATGAAGACGCGATGGGTACAAACAGTGCCACACAGCTTGCCACGCAGCAGTCGATCAAGGCGTATGTAGACGCGCAGGTAGGCACAGTGAACTCACTGACTGAGGTGCTGGCGCTGGGCAACACCACAGGCGGCACGAATCTGGAGATCACCAACGGTGACGCTATTGTGACCACCGTGGGCAACCTCGCACTGACACCCGTAGCCGGATCAGCTATCGTTCTGGACGGCACGATCAGCGTCGATGCGGGTGTGGTCACAGGCGCGACATCTATCACCAGCACAGTGTTTGTAGGCAACCTGACAGGTAACGCATCAGGGACAGCCGCAACCGTAACAGGGGCTACACAGGCAGCAATCACCACTCTCGCTAACGCGGTCACAGTGGGCGCATTGGACTCAGGTTCGATCACGAGCGGCTTCGGATCTATTGACGTAGGCTCCAGTGCTATCGACGGTGGCGTGATTACAGCGGATACAAATTTTGCTGGAAATTTAACAGGTAATGTTACTGGAAACACCAGCGGCACGGCAGCCACTGTAACGGGCGGGACGCAGGCCAGTATAACAAGTGCGGCAAATCTTGTTACTGTAGGCGCATTGGACTCAGGGTCAATTACGTCAGGTTTTGGGTCTATTGATGTCGGCTCCAGTGCTATCGACGGCGGTGTGATCACAGCGGATACAAACTTCGCAGGGAATATTACAGGTAATGTCACAGGTAACACTTCTGGCACGGCAGCAACAGTCACAGGCGCGACTCAGGCAGCAATTACCACGCTGGCTAACGCCGTCACGGTTGGAGCACTGGACTCAGGCTCTATAACGTCGGGATTTGGGTCTATTGACGTCGGCAGTAGCGCCATTGACGGTGGTGTAATTACTGCTGATACAAATTTTGCTGGAGATTTAACAGGTAACGTAACAGGCAACGCCAGTGGCACCGCAGCAACGGTCACAGGCGGAACACAAGCATCCATCACGAGTGCAGCCAATTTGGTCACTGTAGGAGCGCTGGACTCAGGTTCGATTACGTCAGGTTTTGGCGCTGTCGATGTCGGGTCGAGCGCCATTGATGGCGGGGTGATTACAGCCGCTACAAATTTTGCAGGGCCGCTAACTGGCAACGTCACAGGCAACGCCAGCGGCAGCTCAGGCACTTGTACAGGGCTGGCATCCGGCAACATAGGCAAATCAACTATATTCGTTCCAGTAGCGGCTATGCTGCCCACGGTGTCTAACGGCTGTGCGGCGATAGCACAGGCTGCGACAGGGGCTGGGCAACCAGATATGAACGTGCTGGACTTTGACGGGACTTCTGCCGAATACGCACAGTTCCAAGTGGCGTTTCCAAAGAGCTGGAATGAGGGCACAGTAGCCTTCCAAGCCTTCTGGACTTCTACGGCTACTGATACCGATGGTGTGGCATGGAGTCTACAAGGTGTAGCGGTTAGTAACGACGGCACGATAGGCGCGACCTACGGTACTGCTGTTGTGGTCATTGACAACAATATCTCGGCAGCAAATGACATGCTTGTAACGGGCGAGTCTGGCGCTATCACCATAGCCGGTACGCCAGCGGCTGAGGATATGTGCTATTTCAGGATATTCAGGGCTGTATCAAACGGCAGCGATACTATGGCGGAGGACGCGAGGCTTATAGGGATAAAACTGTTTTTCACCACTGACGCAGGGAACGATGCCTAATGAGTTTTGGTTATCAGATGCTTGGGTTCGGTGGTGGCGGCACACCTACCACTCCTATAGATACACTACTAGCCACAGCCCTTGCCCGATATACGGCAGACGACATTGTAGGCACGTTTCCCGTCACAGAGTGGACGAACTCAGGTACGGGTGGAGCATCCTACGACCTTGATACGGTTGTGGGTACAGCGGCTAATTTGATTACGCTTGAGAGCCACATGGTGAAGGTGACATACGCAGATTACCTATCCACGCCTGACTCAGCCGCTAACAGTTTTACAGGGGACTTTACAGTTATCGGTTATGGTGCGCTGGCTGATTGGGGTTCAACAGGTAGGCAATACATTGCGGGGCAGTTCACTTCCGTAGGGGAATTTTGTTGGGCTTTTGCTACTGAGTCAGGCGCAGACAAGCTGTACCTAGTTACAACTAGTGATGGGACGGTCGCTACCGTTGCAGATGGCGCGTCGAATGCAAGCTACAGTTTTGCTAATGGTTCCGCGCACTGGATTAGAGTTACTTACGATATATCGGCAAATACGGCAGATTTTTATACGTCAGGCGATGCCGCAGATACGGAACCAACCGCAGTATCATGGACTCAGCTAGGAACGTCAGTAACAATAACACAGACAAGCCTTTACGATAGTAGTGGCGATATTCAGGTAGGCGACATATTGGATGGAGGCTCAACATGGGGCGGGAAATTTGGCAGAGTAGTTGGTATAAAAAGCACTGACCCAACCGCAGCCCCCGCATGGGATTGTAACCCAGCAGATGCTTCCCCCAACGCCGACACATGGACAAGCAGCGGCGCAAACGCAGAGGTCTGGACAATTGAAGGCGATGCAGTGGTCAATACGACAGACTACGATGCTGTGTATGCTAAAGGATCGGTTGGTATAGAGACAACGACGGAGCAAGCGATAGCTGATCCCATGACTATATTCATGGTACTGAAACAAAAAATTGCAGATCCCAGTGCTACTGAGGTGTATTTCAACGCTAAGTCAACAGGCTCGGCTAGTATAGGGGTAAACACTGAGCCTGGAACACCAGACAAGATTACTCTGTACGCGGGATCAAACATATATCTAGCTGAACCATACCAAAACGCACTTTCTATCACTACGATCCAACATAACGGGGATGCTACTACAAAACTAACAGACAGCAGTATGGGTAGTGTGACAGGGGACGCAGGGGCATACCACTTAAACTGGGGTACGTTGTTTTCCAATACTGCTCACACTGTGCCGACAACGGGCGCAATGTACGAGTTCATCGTGTTCGACTCAGCCCTGAGTGACGACGATGTAGCACTGGTACAGGACTACCTTGAAACCAAGTACGAGCTGGCTAACGCTGAAACCCTGCTTGCTACTGCGCTGGCCCACTACACTCCTGCTGACATTGTAGGCACGTTCCCCATAACTGAGTGGACGAACAGCGGCACAGGCGGTACGGATTATGATCTGGATACCGTGAATGGGACTGCGGCTAATTTGTTTGTGTTGCCTAGCAATACAGCTAGGAGGGACAGCACTTCGGGCAACTACTTTTCTACTCCCGACTCTGCCGACAACAGCGTATCCAGTGCGTTCACAATTATTGCTTATGCTTCTTTTGATGTCTGGGATACTGGAACTTATGTTGTTGCGGGTAAGTATGGAGGGAGTTCTGATCGTTGTTATAGATTTTATATTAGTGGTGGCCAACTAACCCTAACCACGTCAACCACTGGTTCCGATTATGTTTATTCCAATTCTACATCTGCTACAGGGTTTAGTAATGGTACAGGTCACTGGATAAGGGTTACTTTTGATAATTCAGCCAACACAACCAACTTCTATACCAGTGATGATGCTGCTACAACAGCGGTAGCAAGCGTATCATGGGCGCAACTCGGTAGTGCCGACATATCCCATGTTGTAGGCACGTTGGTTGATAGCTCACATGAGTTTGAGATTGGTTCAGATACTAGCGGTACAGATAACAAGGCTACAGGGAATTTTGGCAGGGTAGTTTTGCTCAACAGTACAGACCCAACGGCTACGCCAGTACTGGATTTCAACCCAGCAGATGCTACTGCCAACACCTCAACATGGGTAAGCAGCGGTGCTGGTGGTGAGACATGGACTATACAGGGTGATGCTTTTGTCAATACGACTGACTATGCGGCTGTGTATGTGAATGACGACGTAGGTTTGGAGACAACAGCAGGGCAGACTATAAGTTCGCCCGGAACTGTGTTCATGGTCTTTAAGTACACAGAAGGGTCAGTCTCCGACGCTTATTTCTTACACGATGCTCGGTCTGATAGTGATGCTAGGTGGAAAGGCATTAACTCAAATCCGAACCGAGAGTTTGGTGTTGGACAGGGTAGTGGGTCAGAGATCCAGATTACCCCAGCTTATGACACTGATATGCACGTTGTTTCTGAACACTTTAATGGGGATGCAACAACTAAACTTATTGTTTCTGGATTGGCTAGTGTCACAGGTAATGTTGGATCAGATGATTGGGATTTTGCGACCTTCTTTACCTCGTATGATGGGCCAACTACTCCAAGCTATAATGAGTATGTGGGGGCTATGTGGGAAATCATTGTATTTGACTCAGCACTCACGGATTCAGAAGCAGGTACTATCCGCAATCACCTACTAACAAAATACGGGTTATAAATTATGAGAGAACGAACAGATACATTTCAAGTGGGGCCGGTTGCTACCAAGGCAGAGGTCAAACAGCTAATACAGGACAAGATGCCTGATGTGTTATCAGAGGCGCGTAAGACTGCCGATGGCAAGTCGATCACGGCAAGGGCAACGCTGACAGAGTATGACACCATGACCATGCCAGATGAGTCCGTCATGGCTCCTGCGTTCATTGCTCATGTGTATATTGAGCATAAGAAAGATGAACTGGCCGATACGGATTTGGTGCTGGAGAAGCAAGTAATTACGGAGACATGGAAGATCGGGGTATATGATTCACCTGAATTGCCGGATAGGTTTGTATAATCCCGGCAGGGAGTAGGACAGATCACCTAAACGTGGAGTAGCTATGAAGACAATAACTTTAAGAAAGACAGAGATGCCCATCAACCACCTTGACCCCGCCAGCGAGATGATCGCTTTCAGTTGGGTAGAGGAGATCAAACGGCTACTGGTGACACCCAAGAACCCAGAGCAGAGTACCGACTACGAAGAAATGCTGGAGGTGATGCCCGTGTACAACAAGTTCAAGGCGTATAAACAGCCTGAGATCGGTGATGGTAGCCTTGAACTGGAGGACGCGGAGTTTAAACTGGTCATGGACAGGCTCACGTCTGCCAAGTTCCGTGTAAACGCCCCGGAAGTGTTCGAGATGATCGAAACAATAAAGGCAAGCTAATATGACTGTCATCCAACCCACAGGCGCGGTAGACCCGGCTACAGGGCTACCTCTAGCACAGCAACCGGTACGAGAGGCGAAACAGCAAATGCCTCCGGGTACTTATGCCCCTGCGGGGACAGGCATGTTTGCGGGTTCAATGCTCCCTGTGGACGACTACACCCCGCCGCCTGTACAGACCCCGCTTCCTGTGCAACCGCTGCCTCCGCAAGACTATGGCACTCGTCCGGGGTCTGACTATGCCTTCAATCAAGCTGACGTCAATGCGTTTGTGGACGCGGGTAACTACACGTCAAACCAGAACAACCGTATCGACCCGAATGAGTGGCTTGAACAGAACATCAACATGAACAACCGCAGCGAGGTGCAGAACGCAGTTGGCGGCGGTGGATTTGAAGATGATCAGGCCCTGCTCAGTCAGGCAGACGCCTACCTGAACCCTGTCTACAACCCAGTAACTGACCAGCCCTACAAGGCTGACCAGCTTACGGAGTTTGATAACTGGAACCCTGAGTGGCGTGACGATGACATACTTGACGCGCAGGAGTGGGCGGACTACCAACTGCAACGCGACACAAGCGGCTGGGGTGATCTACCGCAAGAGCAGCAGGACGCGCTTGCCGATGCGCTATACCAAGGGGCTAACGACGAGCGTATAAACGACACGTCACGTCTCGGCTTGCAAAACTCAGTCACGTCGCTGTTCCCTAACTTCGCACCTGAGAACACCAACACAGGTGGTGACATACTCGAATATCCTATGCCGCCGCTGTCTGAACGCGCCGACGCCTACCAGATACCCGGCGACGGAGTGGACGGACAGAATGGTTACTTCAAGCCAATGACACAGCATGCTATGGGCAATTACGGAGATGACAGAGAGCCGACACCCTACATACCACTGGATGAGATAAACCCAATACAGTACACCAATCCCATCACTGGGAAAGACTATGACAACATCGACCAGCTTATTGCGTGGGATGTGAACTGGGATGCCAACCAGAACAACCGTGTGGACGCACAGGAGTGGGCTGACTACCAGTTACGCGACGGTGCGTCTACTGAGTGGTTGGCGCTACCTATAGAGCATCAGGCGATGATTAAAGACGCGCTAATCAAAGGGTTGGATAACAATAATATCAACCACCCAACTAAGGTACTCTTAGCTGATGCGATTAACAGTGCGTGGCCTGACTCTGTGGAAGCGCCCGCCGCTGACCCCGCCGCTGACCCCGCCGCTGACCCGAACGCCGTTGATCCACATACAGGTATGACCGCAGAGCAGATGGCGGGCTACGCGGCATGGGTAGCCGCGAATGGAGGCACACCCGATCAGGAGTTCATCTATACAGAAGGCCCCGCCGGGCCTATAGAAATACCCAACCCCAACTATGACAGAGCCAGACACACCTTCGACGCGGGCGCCTATCTAGAAAACAACCCTGACGTAGCGGACTTAGCGCGGCGGGATAACTGGGCGGAGACAGGATACACCGCCTACGATCACTGGATAGACTATGGGCAGAACGAGTCCAACCGTCAGCACTGGCAGGCCGATGATTGGGTAGGCGACCCACGGACGACCACGGATGGCGGAGGCACGACCACGACCCCGACCACGGGTGACGGAGGCACGACCACAGACGAGTTCACCAACCCGGTCACGGGAACCACATTCAAGAACTTCGACACGACACGCGACATCAATAGCGATGGTGTGTATGACATCCATGAATGGTGGCAGTTCCAGATGCAGCCCGACCGTAAGGAGACGTGGTTGGCGCTACCTATAGAGCATCAGGCGATGATTTACAACGCGCTTGTAGACGGCTACCGCAGCAGCGACCTTAGCTCCGTGGAGAAATCGGCTTTAGAGTGGAAAATACTAGATACGTGGCCGGAACCCCAGTTTTAACGCTTAGTCTGGGCATACTTTCGACGACGCTCACGGGAGAAGTCGAGGGCTAGTTTACGGTCAGAGTCAGGCACCCAGATGGTCATCCTGATAAACCCCTTCCGCTTCTGCTTCTGTGAATATTTCTGCACTGCTTTTACATTGCTCACGGGAATTTTTCGCACTTGTAGAATGAGCGTATGATTATTGCATTTGGTCTACTATGAAGTCAATCACCGTGTTCATGTTTAAACGCGCCATATCGGTTGCAAACCTGTTCTTGGTAGCGCGTTTAAACTTTGAGGCGGGCACCGTGCGAAGTTTGGCGTTATCGGGGATAACAAGTTTACACTCGCGAAGCACCTGATTATTGACCCGGACACGTTCTGACTTGCCACTTGTCGAGTTATGCAGCTTGATAGCCAGCGCGGTCGTGCTGTCATTCATCGTCTGGAGCATGTAACTCGTCGATATGTTCAGGTTAGGGTCAAACTTCTGTAACGCTTGTGTAACTATCGTCTTGTACGTCCCCGGCGATATGGCGCTTATGTCGTTATCGACCATGTACAGCGCCATACAAGAGCAGGCACGCTCCATAGGTGTCTGTGCTGAGTCTGTCATCAGTTGTTTAGCTGACGTGCGTAGCGGCAACGCCAGTTTAGCGGTGTCCGTGTCCTGTTCGAGAAGCCCGTGCCATACGAGCCACGCCCACTGA